AGCTAGCTTAACATGTGTAGAAGTTTCGACAGACGTAACTCCTATGGTCGCCTACACAATGTATGTTGTGAATGACGCTGCCCTTGTTACCTTGACTTTGCCATCATCAGCAGCTTTTGGCGACATGTTTGTTGTTATTCGTAAAGGAGCTGGAGATGTCACTATTGCACAACAAGCGGGACAAACAATTCATTATAATGGAACAGATACAACTACCGGAGCCGGGGGAAGTTTAGATTCAAATGCACAATGGGATGCTATTTGGATCAAAACAATTACAGCAAACACCGATTTTGTTGTTTTAAACTCATCAGGTTCATGGACAGCTAATTAAGGAGATTTATGACTTTTAATACGGGTACAGGATTTACACAAGTGAATACGGATTCAGGTACGGCAACGATTACTGCTGCTAAGCCTAATCTTGAAATAGTCGGGGGTACAAATGCTGATACTTCTGCCTCTGGCAATACTATAACCGTCAATAACACGGCTAGCGGAGGTGGAGGATGGGTTCTTCTTAATTGCCAAACAACTGATGGTGCAGATACAGAAATTGTATTTGATAATACCTATATCACAGATACATATAGTACGTATGTTGTAACATGTAATAACTATACGGGTACAGGAAATGGTATGCAAGTTAGTACAGATAATGGATCCACATGGGAAACAACAAATTACCAAGGAGACGATGGAGGGGGGACAGGATCAGGCAGGATACTAACAGTTGAAAATGACTTTTTACAACAAACCGATGGAGCAGATTATGCTTGTTGGATATGGAATCCAACCGATTCTTCTATAAAAACTAAAATATATGCGGTAGGTGTTCAAACTGCGGATCAACCTGTAGGATACCGTACGGGGGGTTGGAGAGATGTTGCAGAAGATAATGACGCAATACGTTTCGTTGATGAAGATCTAGGGCTTTTGGGAGCAGATACAGTTTATTGTTTATATGGAATCGCAAAATCGTAGGAGAAATATGAAACTTTTAACAAGTTTGTTAATAATTGGCATGCTCACAAGTTGCAAAATCAGCTCTTGTTATCATATAGAAATTGAGCCGGGGTTAAATGAGAAGCCACCGTCGGGCTTCCATGTAAAAGACATGGCATGGGCAGAACAAGAGTCAGAAGGAATAAATATTATAGACATCCCTTTTATTTGTAGAAAGTAAAATGAAAAATTTATTGTACAAAAATAAGGATTTGATTATGAAGTTAGGTATCATGCTTTTCATGCTAGCATGCTTCGTCGGAGGTTGTTCCTATGTCAACAGGTTGCTCCATTTACCTGATGACAACCCTGTCGAAGAGCTGATCGAGGAGCAAATCAATGAAGCGCTGAACGTAGATATTGATTTGACTCCAGAATCAGCAGAGTAGTTCTTAATGACATCTGAGTTTAGGGGTTGACATCAACCCCTTTTTTCTTTATTATGAAATTTAAACCAAATGAACAATAAGATAGTGACCAAAAACAGCTCATGCGATACAATTCCAGTAATCTAACTTTACCTCATTAGTTAGGTTGTTTTCTTGGGCGCTTTTCGGAGCGCCTTTTTTTATAGGATAATTATGAAAGAATTTGATAAAAAACGCGGTTATTACTCGCGTACACAAAGAGGAAATAGAACTAATAATTACCTGACATTTGCTGAAAGGACAAAATTACAAGAGTGCTTAGAAAAAAAAATGTCGATTAAGGAAATCACACACGTACTTTGTATAAGCCGTAGTACAATATATCACGAACGTATGCGAATGGGCTGCACAAAGACGCCGTACGATGCCAAACAAGCGCAAAAACACGCGGAAGAGGCAAAAAAAAGTAAGCCGAGAAACGGACTCTCTATTGAATTAAAAAAAGACATGGTTTCTTTATATAAATCGTTAAAAAAATTGAAAACGCACATAAAGACATCAGAGGGGAAAAAAATATACCAAGATTGCATGTTTTATATATCTAAATTTCATTTAGATGAAACAAAATTTAAACGAACTATAAACGTGCAAGAAACAAAAAAAATTTTACAACTCTGGTACAATGGTGTTCCACTAACCCAAATTGCTAGGGATTTAAACCGAGCCAAAAGTTCGGTTTGGAATGTAATAGAAAAAAACCAAAAACAAAACCAAAAACCAAAAGAGATTACATATTATGAAAAACTTAGAGATAAATGGGCAGAGTGATATATCTGGCCAAATCTATTTCACCAATGACTATGACAAGTTTAATGTTCGTGCTGATAATAGAATTGTCTCAGAACATCACGTCAAACAACTAATGAGTTCAATCAAAAACCATGACAAAACATCCCTAAACCCAATAATGGTTAACTCTAATTATGAAATTATAGACGGGCAACATCGATTCCATGCCTGTAAAAATTTAGATCTTCCGATCTATTACATAGTTGATAATGATTTTCAAAAAAATCAGATGATCGCACTTAACACTTCGCAAAAAAACTGGTCACTCAATGACTACTTGAGATATTACATGCAGAACGGTTCACATGATTACATCAAGCTAAAAGATTTTATGGATGATGTGGGATTCCCATTATCTATAACACTTAAGTGGATCGCCAATAAGACATCAAACTCTTATAAACAATTCAAAGTAGGAGGTTTTAAATTCCAACTCGCTCAAGAACGAATGAATGCTATTATCGCAGCTAGTAGATTTATAGAGCATCTAAAGAGCAAGGATTTTAAGCCTATATCAGTGTATTACAACGCTTCTTTTCATGAAGCGCTAATGTCATTTTTTTTATCTCCGCTATGTGACGTCGAACGCTTTTTTGACCGATTAGAAAAAGCACAACATAAATTTCATAATTGTATGGGAAAAACAAATTTTTTAAAGCAACTGTTAGAGATTTACAATTATGAAAAACAAAAAGACCGACTAAAAATTATAGAAGATGGTAAAAAAGTGGAGCTTACATTATGAACCAAGATAAATTAAAAAAATATATCACTGTAGAATCAAAAGAGATTCCGACACATCCTGAAGTAAAAAAAACAAATGCGGAAATTACGCATGAAGCAAAAACAAAATATATAAAAACAAAGTATTTTTTATCAAACCATGACCTTGGAAAAATATTAAACATTAGTCCAAGTGTTATTAGTTTATGGTGTAGAGGAAAAAATATGACATCATCCTCACGGGCAATCATAAAAATTCTTTACGACTATCCCGAAATTATAGAGAAAATGATACAAAAACAAAATGAATCTCAAACCATGAGTTTTTTATGATATTTGATCCAATGCCAATGTATTTAGCACAAATGATTGTTCATTATGAAGACACAGAAGAGATCCATAGCTGCGAAATGTGTCAAAGCATGACGCCTGGATACTTGATAGAACACGGTGAAGATGAAACTAGGATTATATTTTTTCACATAGTGCAGGAAAAAAATTCGGAATAAAAAAACTTGTATATAATAAGTATTAATTTATAATTGTGGAAGGTGTGAGTGTTATGGCCAGCCCTTCCCTACCCTAACGGGTAAGGAGGGGCATTTTTTTACCCATTGATTTGGAGTGGAAGTTCCAGAATCTTAGAAGGTTTTTTTTCAATTATCTGCTCTTTAAGAGAATTTACTTCACTTTGCAGCTTTTGCATTTCGTGACACATTTCGTCGTACCGGCCAAAGATTCCACGACGTAAATTGTTAAGCTGAGCTTTAGTGCTGACAAGTTCATCAATAAATTGATCGATCTCTGTTTCTTGAAAAAATGTAGGTTGTCGTGCCATGTGTTGTGCCTTGTTTTAACATTTAACAACAGAAGTAAGCCATTTTACTATAGGCTCTTTTCTGTATGGTTCCAAATCCATTACCTTTAGTTCGGGAATAGATTTATAATCAATCGTGCCTTTACATACGCTCTTCAGAAGCTTAACGCCTCCCCCGATGGCGCTAACTCCTCCTGAGCATTCAATAAGAGCTTCTTTTACTTTACTTTCTTCCTCTTGTAAAGTTTTCAGCTCTTGTTTCTTCTCTTTAACGCGCTCGTTAACGGAAATAAACTGCTTAGCTAGTTCGTTCCACTCCGCTCCCTCTTGAGTGGTAACGTCTTTGCTTCCGAGCGGTGGTGCAGTAAAGTTTCGAACGTAATTAATGAAGTTCCCCTCTTCCTCAATAATCCGTTCGATCATTTCCTTATCGGGAGAAACTTCAACTAACTTGAAGTCACCATTTCGATAAGAAAAGTAGTGTAGCATTTCGATATTATATAATGCAAGCCCTACTGCGAGCTGGTGCTGCAGCTGCGGAATATATTTTTCTGGAACTAAGCCTTTATGGGCGAGCTCGTGATCCGCAGGATTAGCCGTTTTGATCTCAACAATCACGCTCTGCATCGGATCTATTCCGTCCAGGCTAGCCATCATGTAGTCTATTTCGGGATGAAACACGACTTGCGGTGAAATTGGTGTACCCGTATGCTTAGTGTAAGCATCGCGTGCCACGGGCTCAAGATCGTGACCACGTTGCATGTGCGGAAGTGTGGGGCTCTCACGAATCCCCAACTTTTCTTCCCATAGCTGGTAAGGTGTCTTATACGGGCTAACCCCTAGGATGATAGGCGCATCACTCGCACCTATCATCTTTTTTCTTAATTCCTTCCATTCTTCTGTATTTTGCTTCATTATGCTACCTCTACTTTTGTTGTTGATTTTTGAAGTTGTGCAATTACATATTTAAAAACATCCTCAGACATATGCGATAGCTTATCAACGCCATGGTGCGCTTCAAGCCAAACTAGCAGAGCTTGACGCCGTTCGACGTTGTCACCGAGCCAATACTCCAGTTCTGCGTATTGATCGTCTGAGATCCTCTTAGTTTCCTCTGCAGACACATCATGGGCCAACGTATCGTGAGCTTCCACGTCGTCTTCATCGCCAGTCTCTAAACAAAAAGTTTTAAGTAAAGCGTACTTGATAGCGTATGTGTACGCCTTGCCAATGCCCTTATCTTGATTGTCGACGCCCTGCCCCACAGAACAAGTGACGATTTTATCAGAAGGGTCATCGATGTTGATAAAAGCAATCTCTACCTTAAGAGTAGTCAGATTGCCCGACTTCTCATGTTCGATGATGTTTGGTACCATCATAATTCGATGTTTAGTAAATGCAGTATGAAACTTCTTCATAACTGCATCTGCTTGAACAAACGAGTATAGTCCGTTTACTTTTTTATCACACTTTTGGATATAGGCAATATCACCCATCACCGCATTTAACTTTTGATAAATGTTCTTTTTTTTCTCGTTAATTTTTTCTTTACCCATAACTACTCCATGGTTTTGTATAGCGGTTCAAACGCTCTTGTTACGTCGTCATCGTCGCCAGTTTCACTTATAAAAAAGATTAGATCATGAATCCAATCAGCAATCTCTTGCTCGGTTCGACTTCTTATGAAAAGTCGTATCATATCTTTTTGTTTGTGTGTGTTTTTCATTGTATAGTCTGCAAAAAAATTCATTAAGTTATCTTTATTCATGGTCTTCACCTTCCAAAATTATTTCCTTCCAATTGTTCACCGTTGCTTCCAATAACTTATCATTGAAAAGTGGGAAAAAAGTTAACATCATAGCTTGAGGAGAAAAGTTCAAAAGGTGAATACGTACAATATCTACCCAGATAGCAAAGTCCTTTGCACTGATTTTATCAAGCATTAAGCTTTCAATAATACGGACTTTATCCTTAGGTGTAGCACTCACGTACAAGTCTAATAGTTCAGTAGCGGATGTAACCTCTTCATCACTAAGAATGTTTTCTATGTTGTTTTCCATCTACAACCTCCTTGACAACGGTTTTGATTAATTTGTTTGCAAATTCAGCAAGTGTATGAGCTTTAGCAAGCTCATAATATGCAGAGTCTACCAGATCTAATTCAAATAAAGCTTGTGCTTGTTCATAATACTCATCACTTTTTTTCTGAGTGTCTAAAACAAATATTTCTATATCTTTTAGTAAATTCTGTTTGTCTATCATAACATCTTACCTCATTAATTGCATGCAAAAACATGCACGCGGTTATTTATCTACTTTTGTTATAGTCATCAATTTTTTGTACTCACCGCAAAAGTCACCCCAGATTGTAATTGAGTTGGCTTCAACGTCTGCGTCACCCTTGGTGGGAAAACGCAGGAATGATTCGTACGATTGATCTCCATCAATGTTTTTAAAAGAAACTAAAAAACGTTGCTTCTTTATCACTTCACGTATACCTCTATCTTCTTCAAAAAGGTGGTTGTACGTGTGGAAGCGTGCGCCTGGTATAAGCGCACGTTTAAAATCTTCAATTGTTTTCCATGGTTTAGTCATGGTTTTTCCGTATCAATTTTTAATTTTTGTATTTCGATTAACTTATTATGAAAATCTTTTACTTCATTATGAATTGCTTTTATGTCAGCTCTGCTAGCGAGATAAAGCGATACCCATATTCCCATAAAAGTTAAAAAAATTGTTAGGTTAGCACCTATGATTAAAATAATTTGTAAAGTCTCATCATTCATATTACCTCTTTTGTTAAAAGGGGCTTTACGCCCCGCTATTTACTACTCATCTAATTCTTTTTCGGTAAGATCTAAATTCCATGAATAATCTTCAAAAACATCGTTCGGATCGAGCGAAAAAAAAATGTTTAAGGCTTCTTCACCGCTCATCCAAGTAGTACAATCATACCAGCAGCTTTCATCCTTATGAAACTCACATCTCCACCCTTTTTGTTCATGATATTGTATGTTAAATTGCTGAGGAGCAGTAAAATTGTACTTTAAATACTCGTCTCGAGCTTTTCTTATATGATCACTGCTTAGTAAACTTTCTATAGTTTTTAAATCTTTTTCTTTAGCTTTCATGTTTTCCTTCCTTATGTTTTGTTGTTTTCTTTCTATCTTCCGAAATCTCTACCAATTTATTGAAAGTTGGTAGAAATTAAAAAATAAGGGGCTTTACGCCCCCTTTTGTTAGTTTACAAGTTCATAAGTCATAAAAGGATCTCTGTGACCCTTTTCCTTCCACCACACAGGCCGAATTTCAACGATGTTTTCATTAAAAGTTAGTTCTGTTGATTTTGGAAACTCGAACCAACTCACAACTGTTTTTCCATCATCCCGTTCAGTAAAAAAACCAACTTTTGATGTTTTAACTTCCACAATTTCACGAATTTTATTCTTACTGAAGAAACCGTATGCATGTGTAGTTTTCCATCTTGAACCTAATTTCATAGCCCTTTTTAAGTCTGCTAAAGTTTTCATATATACCTCTGTTTTGTTGTTTTCTTTAAAAGTAGGGGCTTTACGCCCCTTGTTTAATAAAAGTTAAAAATATAAAAACAGTTTTCTACTTCCACAACAAGCATATCGTCATCGTCGTAAAGTTCTTTTTTCCATTCTTCAAAAGATTTATCACTTTCACTAGCTAAAATATCTTTATAAAGATCCTCTAAATTTGAATATTTTCCTTGAAAGCAATCTAAAAGTGTTACTAAGTTGAGATCCATCAAAAGAAAATTTTCTAGAATTGTAAGTATATGATGAAGATCAGTAGTTATATCATCAAAATAAAGATTAAGTAATGCATAATCTTTTTTATTTAAATCTGCTAATGTTTTCATAATTTACCTCTGTGTTGTTTTCTTTAAAAGTAGGGGCTTTACGCCCCTTGTTTAATCTTCAATTTCGATATATCCAACAGACTCATTACCGAAAAATAAATCTATGATTGTAGGGGTTGCCCAATCTAAAGCAAGTTGCCCGTCCAGACGAAATTTTTTACTTAATGCAAGAAAATTATCTGAGTAGTCAAAAAAATTTTTATCAACTTTAATTTTTTCTCTAAAAATATATTTATTTTTATAAGAAAATTCATTGTCATCTAAAAAATATAACCTTAAATTCATAATTTACCTCGGTTTTGTTGTTTTCTTTAAAAAAAGGGGCGTAAAGCCCCTTTTGTTAGTTGATCAACTCGATGTTGCCGAGAGGCTTTCCATCCTTCCCGTCATACAAATCTATATAAGTACCGCCATCAAATTCTATACAGACATCATCAGATATGTCAAAAATATCCCTTAACTTTTTATAGTCAATACCATCAAAAAAGTCATCTGAGACAGTTACAGTATCGACAATAAACCATTGATTCACGTCATATCCATCATCTGCGTTGCCCCAAGTATCGAATTTATATAATGTTAATTTCATACTAACCTCTGTTGTTGTTTTCTAAATTAAAGGGGCTTTACGCCCCTTAAATGCGATTTATATTTTAGGACGGCAACCAACATATGAAAAAATAGGTAGTGAATTTTCTATGCCAATAACTGATGTAGTCAGACGAGCAATGCCCACAAAAAAATAATCGTCAATTTTATCTTCATAGTGAGACAAGATGTCGAAAGCCCGTATTAGCAACTTGCGATATTTTTCTTTATTACCTTCATAAAATTCTAAGGAATGAAGATCAATACCCAGTTCAATTCCCTTATGAAAAAAAGTTTCTATACTATCACTTTCTAAACTAGTCATATATACCTCGGTTTTGTTGTTTTCTAAATTTTCAAAATATCATGCTTACTTTAAGCAAGCTTTATCAGTGAAACTATATCTCACTTTTACCGTATGCCTAAAGTATAACAGACGCTGAAAATTTATGCAACCCAAAATATTGTGTTTTTTTGCGCGTTATCTTATAGTATAGCTTGACGTATATATATAGGTGCTACGATGGAACTAAAGGAATATCAAGAAAAAAATAAAATTACTAATGTAAAGTTAGCAAAACAATTAAATATTTCAATTAACATGCTTGGGTTAATAAGAAATAGAAAAATTTCGCCGAATTTATTTATTGCATTGAAAATTTATAATTTAACTAAAGGCAAGGTTGACATTATAAAGCTTTTGAGTAAAGGGGATGAAAGAAAGCTGAAGGACTACGTAAGAAAGCGGATGTGAAGCGGTTTAAAGGGCTTGTAAGGGCAAAAGTACTTTTATGATACCTATGGTACTGCTAAAGCACGATATGCCCGTACAAGCAAGTTATACGCGGTTAGCGGGGCTTAGGCGCTAACGCAACTATTTTATCACATGAAACTTTTGCGGTCAAGCTTTTAGGCTTGCGTCAAGATAAAGGCGGAGATACCGCCGTCATAATACATATCAATTGCTTTTTCAATCTCAAGCTCGGTTGCGTCGTAAATCTCATCAACCTCGTCCTCGAAAATTTCACTTAACCATATTCTTGCTTGTGCATAATCTAACATATAATCTCCATGTTATAGGTATATGATATCATATCGTGACATTTACCGCAAGCAGGAATAGTCACTTATCTCAACTTCAGTGACATTTACCGTATGCGGATATAGTCACACATTATACTATCAAATTAAAAATAACAGATTTATAAATCACGGGTAGGCCCAGGGGGGCTGAGAAAGCAGGGTTTAAATATTAGGTTCCATATTAGTTTCAGTGTTCATAACCCCAAAACCTCCCCAAAAAAATAATTTAAACAATACCAAACTTCCACAACCAAAGTAAATTCTATCTTAATTTTTCGAGAACATCAAAATCTATTTCTTTCCATTTGGTTACACCAACGTAAGTAGTTTCGCCGAAGTGATGTCTGCCAGGAGGTTTCCAAATTTCTTTTACAGAATATTCGGCAATAAGCGAATCTTTAGGATCGGATGGTATATGACATTTTATTTTATGTATGGTAGTATCAATAATAAATTCTGCGATATACCAAGCAGGATGATCTTCTATGGTGTAAGTTGTTTCACATTTTCCTGAACCTGCATAAGTAGTATGTGTTTCCATGAGGTAGCCAAAGCATTCTATAATTTGTTTATGATATGGTAAATCTTTTGTAACGCAAATTTCTTTCATAATTAAACCTTTTTTTCTTTCATTCCAGTGCAATCGACTAGTATTATACTGCATTTATTAATATTTTTCCATATTTATTTCATATTGAAAATATACCAATTTTAGGTATATACTCTAAGTATGGATGACCTAAATGTAATTAACTTTTATGACTTTTACGAAGACTGTTACGGTGATTTTCCGATGTGGGCTGTATACCTGCGTGGTTTACGATACCGGGAAGGTCTGACCCAAGTTCAACTAGCGGAACAGCTTGGTATTAAACAAAGTCATATCAGTGAAATGGAGAATGGAAAAAGAACAATCGGGAAAAAAATCGCTAAAAGATTGGAAAATATATTTGGTACCGACTATCGATTGTTCTTGTAGTATTTAAAATATTATAGATTAAAAAATCAGGATTTTTCGACCACATTTTTTAAAACATATTCCATTTGTTCTGAAGTCAAAAAAGATTCTGAACAAGAAATACAAATATGAGCTTTTACGGTAAAAGTTGATTCTTTTCCATTGATAATTGTTTTGTAAGTAACATTTAATGTTTTTGTTGGATGATCGCACCAACAGCAATATGTTTTATAACTTTTTATAATCAGTCCTTTTTGAATTCATTCTTATCCATTCCTCTCCTGTCCGCTCCTCTCCTGCCCATTCCAGTGCATAGGATCTTCATTATCATTTTTTTCTTTCTTTGATTTGCAATCAAGCCAATATCTTAAACAACTTAACCCACAAAAGTGATGCTTTCTTTCCAACATAGGCTTCATTAAAATATCAACTGTCAATTGTTCTATGTTTGGTATTTTCTCACAATCAAGGACAACCCTCCAAGAATCACAACAGTATGTATCAGCTAAGTCTTTTTTACATGAGTCGCAGAAAATTTTTTTTATTGTGATGCCTTTTTTTTAATTAATTCATCAATTCTTATCCAATATTTTCCTTTTTTCGGAAGTCTATCGTAAACGCTAATCCAATTAGCCATTCCATTCCATTCCATGCCTCTCCCATCCCCTCCTGTCCATTCCCCTCCAGTCCTCTCCATTCCACTTAAGTAAAGGTTTCCTTTTGTTACATCTTACCGTTGTATATGTACGGGATATGATATAGGGTGTATCTTGTTCTCTGATTTGTATAGTTTTTTGATCAAGAATAATTCTCGGTAGTGCTTGGCTTGATACGCATTTGACGCACAGTCAAGTCCCACTAGTAGAAAAACAGTTCCGAGTAGCCATCCTAAAAGTGTCCTGCCAAGATATGTTTTGTACCCAATACTATTATTTTCTAAGTGAAACATAAAGCAACCAAATGCAATAAGTGCTAATCCTATTCCTATGCAGTAAGGTGCCATCTCCCCAGATATCTGAGCGTTTTGCAATGCCTGCTCTGCTGCCTTCTCGTATAAATCGCTCACTACTTTGCCGATCGTCTAGTATTACGTTTATCCTTAGTCATGTCTGCTCATTAATTATTCCTTTAAAAAAACCATTCCATTCCACTCCTTTCCTCTCCGATCCAGTCCCTTCCCTTCCAGTCCCTTCCATTCCCATCCACTCCTATCCTATCCTATCCTATCCAGTAAAAAAATAAGCTACTCAAACTCAATATCAATAACTTCAAAACGTCCATATCCAAGGGTTCGCATTTCTGCTATCCCTTGCAACTTTCCGCAATCTTCAACGATTTTTTTAATGTGTTGCTTTGAGATCAAAGTATCGTCGACTAGTAATTCAAATTCAGTCTCCCAGCCTGGTGAGCAAGCTACTCTGTAGCGTACATTACGCCCTTTCGTATTAGGGTTAGCTACCATTCGTACGTCGATGTAAACGGGTAAAGATGAATCGATAGGGACGTCCTGATCTGAAATATTTTCCCAGTCGTCAAACATTTTGCGATTAAGGTAAGCTTTCGATGTTAGTACGTTAACTGCCGAAATCCATGTTTTTTGTATCGAACCACGGCCTACTTTTGTATGCACTGCAGCATTCTTTAAAGCAGCAAAAATGTAATTGTCGGGTATGTATAATTTTCCGTTGTCGTGAAAATACGAGTTTCTCCACTCGTCTGGATTATTCCCTGAGCTGCCAGATTTTGGTTTCGATAAAGCCGTAAGTGCTTCAATGTTGAATTTATGAAAAACTAGTGGTTTAATACCTTTAATTTTAATTTTCGCTGTTAACATAAGATATCCTTTTTTTGTTTAAATTTCCGTTCCATTCCTCTCCTGTCCAATCCTCTCGGCTCCATACCTCTCCATTCCTGTCCAATTCTCTCCATTCCCATCCCCTCCTTTCCTGTCCTTTCCATTCCCCTCCTTTCCTTTTCTATCCATGTTGAAAATTCCACAAGATAGTTTCGTGGTTTCGAAAGTTTTCTTGGTAAAAAACCATAGTTGAAGCGTAATAGTTGATGATGTCCTGTTTACGGTAAAGAAGCTTGCCTTCAACGTAAAACTTAGGGGGGGCATATCCCCAAGATTCTGCCGTATTCAAATCTTTTTTGTTATGAAAAATCCCTAGAATAAGCAAATCTTTCTTAGATAAAAATTGCTGCCTAGCATAGCGATCTTCTAGAAGATTTACAAAATCATGAATTTTCATATCGGTGATGATATACACCCGAAAAATTTATGTCAAGCCACTTGACATTTTATATTCGGAATGCATATAATAGTCGTTTTCAAATACAAACTAGGAGTTATTTATGAAATTTATCATTTTAAACCAAAACCATAACACTGGAGATACTATGCCTATTAAAAATTTGAATATAGAAGAAAATTACACAGTTGTGAGCACCGAATTTTGTCAGGACACCCGATTAACTCCGCAAACCAAAGGGATGTTAATTGACCTGTTTTCTCGTCCCGAAGACTGGGATATCAACATCCAAGGACTCATGCAGATGACTCACGGGATAGGGCGGGTAAAGCTCTACAAGAGCCTCAAACAGGCAGTGAAGTGTGGATACATGGTGCGTCTGCCGCAAAGTCGGAACGTAAAGCACCATTTCGCCAAAACGACCTGGATTGCGTGTCATGTTCCATTTTTGGCCGAAGAGCTGGACGATGAAACGGTCGAAAAAATGTTCAACAACCAGATTTCGAACGAAGAATTTGACAAAATTTACAACCTCCAAATTACCAAAAAAGGTAATGCTGAAAATGTGGAAAAAATGTTCATAAGTGACGACAAATTGTTCAAAACTATTTTTACCATAGATCAAAAACGAATTGCGGGAATGAATAGAAATCCCGACAATAGCAAAACCGCATGCAAAAATAGAACACAACAAAGTACTATATTAACAAAATATAATATAGAGAATAACAAATATGTTATAGGTCCTGATGTATCAGAACCGCATGCAGAAACGAACACAAAAAAGCCGCATGCAGAAAACAAACATGCGGATGAAATATCCTGGAACAAGGAGCAAAAAAAGTTTCAAAATTTGACAGATTGTAAAATACAACTCTACAAGGAAGCTTTTCCTCGAATAAACCTGGAAAGAGAGCTTAGCGCCATGAAACTTTGGTTGACAAATAACCCCAAAAGGGCCAACAAAAAGGACTGGAACAAATTCATAACCAACTGGCTAACAAAAGCATACGACAAACAGCAACGGTATGAAGCCTATGCAGCACAGTCGGACAAAGGCAAAGTAATGAGCATCAGAGACATCCCAAGCGTAGACTCGGAGGATCTAGGATGGTGATTCCCAAGCGCTACAAGGACGCTTCTGTGGAAATGCTTGTTGTTTCAACCGAGATTCAGGAGAAAGCAACGCACTGGGTGAAAAACCCCGGTGCGTCTCTGATTTTGACTGGACGACCTGGTTCTGGGAAGACACACACCATGTACGCCATGGCAAACGGGTTGTTAAAAAAATACCATGAGAGTAATATATATTTTTTTAAAGCCAAGGGTGTAGATGATCGAATACTTCAAGAAATTGACACTTACAAAAACGCAAACTACTTCATATCAATGCTTTGTGAAGCACCCTTTTTGTTTCTTGATGATCTGGGAGTGGAGAAAACTACAGAACGAGCAGGAAAAGACATGCTGCACATCATCGACAGCCGGTCTGAGGAGATGTTGCCTACAGTGATTTCCACAAATTTAGCAGCTCAGGAGATAGAAAAACACTATGGAGGCCGATTCCTCTCACGCCTGAAGGAATATGAAATTTTAAAATTTCTTGAGATGGATCTCAGAGGGAGGAAAGTGGATGGCAACAGCAAAATGTGAAAAATGCGAGAAAGAACGAGACACAACTTTTGACTTCAGATGGGATGATGAGGGCAAACGCTTGACGATTTGCCTTTCTTGCGAAGAGAAAATCGCCGAAGGCGAACTTAAAAAAGAGCGTCGGAAACCCTTGAAACCAAAGGTTAATTTTGAAAATTTATTTAAGTCATCCCCCGATACCGCTGAAAAGACCCCGATTTAAAAAATTACTTGATAAAACAATCACATACGACCCGCAAAAACAACAAAAAGTCGAAACCTTGATCGAAATAGCCGCGGAGAATCCTCATATTCGCGATTTAAAGCCCCTACAAGGCGATATCTATTGTTCCGCGACATTTGGTATAGGTCTACCCATTTCATGGCCACAGAAGCGAAAGAAACAGCAATTACACAAATGGTGCTCGAAACGCCCAGATATCGACAATTATCTAAAATTTTATCTTGATGTGTTAAATCAGGTTGTGTACGATGATGATTCCCAGATCGTCTGGGTTGAGATGAAAAAGTTTTATGTTTTGGAACCTTTCGTTGAATTAAAATTCGAAGAAGTGCAAGATGGAGTGGATGCGTTGCACCACATGTGCAAAAACAGTTAAAGCGAACGAAGTCGGGACATGCAAAAGTTGTCAAAGAGGTTTTTCGGGGGAGCTCTGCGATGACAGCTATGAATGGTATATTTTAAAAAAAAATATGAATGCGAAAGATTTTAAAAAATTTGTGGAGGGAAGTATTGAGACATCTTAAAGATGATAAAAATAATTGGAAAGATTGTAGAACTGAACCACCGCAAGAAGATGAATCACCGATTTTATTATATTATGAACAAGAAAATACTTATAAAATCGGAAGAGTGATTGGTTACAATAAATATTATTATAACTTTGATTATTCATATGATCCGTATGAAAAAAAATGGATCGTACCCGATTTTGGAAGAATACCCGATAAATGGAAATATTTCGAAGAATATAAAAAAAGCTATGGGGAGTAAATGGCAAGATTAAGTATTGAAGAAAAAGGATTTACATTTTGGAAAGAAACTGCTAAAGAAACACCACAAATATATTCTGCGATATTGATGTGTTGGCTTGTAGAAAGAAACAACTATGTAACAGAAAAAGGCTATGCGCTTACACGAGATGCAAATGTTTTCTATGATAGTAATTTATCTTTTTTAAAATATTATAACGTAGATACTCAAACATGGATATTAGGAGATAAAGACCGAATCCCGGAATATTGGGCATATTTACCTAATCCAGTGAAAAACGATGCCGTTTAAGTCACAAGCACAGCGAAAATATCTTTATGCCAACAAACCGAAGATAGCCAAAGAATTTTCGGCCAAAACACCCAAAGGAAAAAAACTACCAAAAAAATCAAAAAAGAAAAAATAGTCTTATATGATTGAATGTGTAAAATTTAAGGCTTATAACAACAACACCCTTCAAGGATTCGCTGATTTACATATTCCTAATTGGGGAATTGAAATCAGAGGATGTACACTTCACAAAAAAGGTGAAAACTATTGGATCAATCTTCCGTGCAAAGAAGATACGATCAATGGCGAAAAGAAATACTTTCCCATTATAAAATTTTATGACAAAGATCGCTTTCAAAAGTTTTTAGAGCAAGCTCTTGAAGTAGTCCTGGCTTTTATGAATCAAGAAGATCAAACAAAAGAAGATCCTGAGATATGTTTTTAACAAATTCTGCTCTTATTTTATTAAGTGGTACATTTGGAAGCGTTTTAGGGTATTATATCAAAAAAAAATATGAAATTTATGCCGATAAATACATAGAAAAAGTGCATATATCAATTGCAAATTTATCCGAAGATGATTTTATCAATATGATGATCGAGAATCGTGAACTCATAAAAACAATAACAAGTTATTTTTATGAAGTTAATCAATCATGGAAAGAAGAAAAACATAAAATAAAAACCATGTTTGATGAACTATATCGTAAAGGATTGATCCCTAAGAAAAAAATACCATTACTTTTATTGGATAAAGGGATAGTTATTGATACGTTTTTTACGATTCTCATTGATAAATCAAATGTAGTAACAGACGAATATTATAGAGGACTATCATGGCTATAAATGTACAAATAGTTTATTTCGACGATAAGCAAATGAGCTTATTGGTACCAGAAGACGAAATACAAAAATTTTTCGAACATTTAAACAACGATTTATTTTATATGAATGAAGGATCCAATATCGGGTTTTGGACTTCTATGGGTAGCATTCGTTACATCTTAACACAACCATACATTCCACCTGCACAACCAGAAAATAAGGAAAAAGAAGATGGCAATGCATTGGAAATCGGAAAAGTGGAAGATAGCGGATCTTAAAGAATATGACAAAAACCCAAGATCACTAGATCGTCATCAATCAAAAAATCTAAAAGATTCTCTCTCAAAATTTGGTTTATGCGAACCAATTGTCATTAACACAGATGGTCTCATTATCGGAGGCCATCAACGTGTCCGCACTCTTATAAAATTAAAAAGACGTTGGGTAGACGTATATATACCGGAAAAACAATTGACGGAAAAAGAAGTCGAAGAGCTTAATATTCGGTTAAACAAAAACCAAGGTTCTTGGGACTTTGACTTGTTAGCAAATCATTGGCACCCTTCTGAATTAGTAGACTGGGGATTTGATGAAAAAGAGCTAGGACTAGATTTCAAAGAGGAGATCATAGAAGAAAAACCCAAAAAAGAAAAAGAATCTCCCTGGACTCCCGTAAATAAAAAGTTACCAAAAATCCAAAAACCGTTATTAGTGGTAATAAAAGGAAGTGGAATCCGAACAGTTAGTTTAGCGCGGTACAAAAATAAGTCATGGGACATAGAAGAAATCCGCGAAGTAACAGTAACTCATTGGATGCCCTTCCCAGAACCCCCATTAGACGATGACTGAAAAATATATACGAAAGAAAAAACGTACAGGGCCTTCCCATAAACGTGTAGATTGGGAAATGGTTGAAAAACTGGCAAAAATCATGTGTACGGTTGAAGAAATAGCATCTTTTGTAAAAGTATCCGTAAGCACGTTGGATAGAGCAGCTCATCAGCAATTTGACATGAACATTTATGAACGCGTCGACAAGTGGCGAGATACGGGAAGATGTTCATTACGTCGCAAACAATGGCTACTAGCGGATAAAAATGCCGCAATGGCTATTTTTCTAGGAAAACAACACCTTGGTCAATCAGACTCGCATTCTTTAATCCATTCAGGATCGCTAGCGCAAGAAATTGTGCACTTTGGCGATCTACCCGCAAAGAAATGGGAACAAGAAAGTGAGCAATACGACTACGACGAAGAGGAGCAAAACGGGTAAGGAAATCCTTAGGATACCCGACTTTGTTCCTCGAGATTATCAATTAAATTTACTGCGTGAAATGGATAATGGCTGCAAACGAGCCGTTATTGTATGGCATAGACGAGCCGGAAAGGAAATAGCCTGCTTTAATTGGATGATAAAGATGGCCTGGTGGCACCGGGTGGGCACCTATGTATATTTTTTCCCCACATCAACCCTAGGACGAAGAATTCTATGGGATGGAGTAAACCGTGACGGAAAAAAATTCATTGATTATATTCCTAAACAGATAATACAGGGTCAGATAAATAACAATGAAATGAAAGTGAGGCTGACCAATGGAAGTATCATCCAAGTCATCGGCACTGACCAAATCATTAATGTTGGGATTAACCCTATCGGGTGTGTCTTCTCCGAATTTTCGCTACAAGATCCTCAATGCTGGAATTTCGTTCGTCCAATTATGCGTGAAAACGGTGGCTGGGCGATATTTAATTTTACGCCGAGGGGTAAGAACCACGCATACGATCTCTACCTCATGGCCAAAAACAACCCTCATTGGTTTTGTGAAAAACTTACAATCAATGACACCGGAGTCCTTACCGAAGAGGACATGGAAGCCGAACGGCGTGAAGGTGTCTCCGAACATATCATCCAGCAAGAGTACTTCTGTAGCTTTAATCAAGGTGCCGAAGGTTCTTATTACGCGAAATATCTCAACAACGCAGAGATACAAGGACGCTTAACAAATGTGCCATTCGATTCACACACACAAGTCCATACCTATTGGGATATAGGTGTCTCTGATGAAACAGTAATCCTATTTGTACAACATGTAGGCCAAGAGGTACATATCATAGATATGTATACAAACCAAGGGGAAGGACTGGATCATTATGCAAAAATCTTGCAAGAAAAATCCGAACAAAAATCCTATGTATATGGGGATCATTATGCACCTCATGATATTGAAGTTCGGGAACTTGGTTCGGGCGCCTTGTCAAGACGTGCACTAGCGCGCGAATTAGGAATTAATTTCCGAATTGTCCCAAAATTATCTATTCAAGAAGGGATTGAGAGAGCCAGAGGAATATTCCCCAGAGTTTGGATTGACATAGATAAATGTAAATATTTAATAAAATGTCTTGAGAACTATCACAAAAACTACAACGAAAAACACAATGTCTATTCTGACAAACCTGTTCATGATTGGTCTTCACATTGTGCTGATGCTTTTCGCTATATGGCAGTTGCTCAAAATCAAAGTAGGAAAGGAAAAATGAGCGAAGAAGACGCATATCTTTTGGAACAATTATATACTTCAAAAAAACATTTTTACTAATTAAATAAAAATATACTATGAGGATACTATGCCCAGAAAAGGACAAAAAATAAAGCCTGGTAGTTTAAAAGGTGGTAAATCCCAGCCTGCAACAAATGCAAAAGCAGGAATAGGAAAACGCTTTCAGGCAATGCAGAATAAATTAAAAAAAGATGGAGCGCGCGATCCAGGGGCGTTGGCTGCGGCCATTGGACGTGCAAAATACGGCTCCAAAAAAATGGGAAAGATGGCCTCCAAAGGCCGTAAACGCAAGTAAGTTATACGCGAGGTTGGCTCTTTCACATCAGCCAAGCTCTATACATTTAGAGGGCGATGGCAACCGATTATTCTTATATAGAAGAATGGGATACCAGGTATGAAGAGGCTTATTATGCCTGGGATCCCTTTTATCCTAAAGCAGATAGAGATTTACGCTTTTTCTTAGGCGATCAGTGGGACGAAAAAGAAAAGCGCGACCTTTTTCAAGAGGGACGTAGCACTTTCGTATTTAATCGCGTTCGAAGAAATATCAACATGATAACGGGCTATCAGCGCAAGCACCGCTTATCTTCAATTGTAATGCCCTTTGAAGACGCCGATCAACTATTAGCAGATCAATATACGAAATGCCTATTTCATGTAATGAACTATGGCGATGGTTACCAAATAATTTCCGACTCATTTTCCGGAGCTTTAAAAACAGGATGGAACCTGATAAATGTTTGGATGGATTATCGAAATGATCCTGTAAATGGTGAAATACGATTCTCAAGAGAACCATATAACGGCTTTATACTTGATCCATACCTATCACGAGTTGATTTTTCAGATTGCGGATACATCCTTAAGCGAAAGTATCTTAACGTCGAACAAGTTGCCTCAATGCTTCCGAAAAGGGAAAAAGATCTTTACATGTTGTATCGCGAAGGCTGGGAAAGGGATGATAAGTTTACATGGCTACCTTATCAACGTCAGCCAAATGGCCAGCAGCTTATGGCATATGATGAGATGTATCAGCAAAAATGGCGCAATGTGCCAACACTTGTTGATATGGAAACGGGAGAAATGGCCGAGTTTGATATGGACAAAGAAACAATCAAAATGTTTCTACGTCAATATCCCCAGCTTGAAGTTATCAAGCGTCCCAAACGATATATCGAAAAAATTACTATTGTTAACAATCATTTTATGGATAAGGAGGAAAACCCTTACGGCCTAGATGAATATCCGTTTGCTTTAACTACAGCCATATTTGAACCTGAAAGCGACCAATGGGATTTGAAAGTCCAATCATTGATCCGTTGTCAAATCGATCCCCAGCGTGAAGCGAACCGCAGACGTTCGCAAATGAGCGATATCCTTGACTCACAAATCAATTCAGGATGGATAGCCGACGAAAATTCCGTAGTAAACCCCCGTTCACTTTTTCAAGCATCACAAGGAAAAGTTATTTGGAAAAGAGAAGACGCAAAGCCAGATGCCTTAACAAAAATACCCCCTGCACAGATACCCCCATCAATGTTCCAACTACAAGAAGTTTTCGATAACGACATGATGGAGATTGTCGGAGTAAACGATGCAGCCATGGGGCAGATAGAACAAGCAAATGAATCTGGCGTCATGATGATGCTTAGGCAAGGTGCATCAATTGTAAATCTACAAGAAGTTTTCGACAACTTAAGGCTTACACAAAAAACATTAAGCAAAAAAGTACTTAAATTAATTCAAACATGGACTCCGGAAAAAATAAAAAGAACTATCAATCAAGAACCAGCAGAAAACTTTTACGACCCTGATTTTGTTAAATACGACGTAGTCGTTCAAGAAGGAATACTTACCGAAACACAACGACAAATGTATTTCCGCCAGCTCGTGGATCTGCGCCAACTTGGAGCACCAGTTACCGGAGAAATGCTGGCAAAAGCAGCTCCAATACAAGGCAAATCAGAATACAACGAACAACTAGCCGAGCTTGAGAAACAGCAACAAGAGCAGGCGCAACAACAGCAACAAATCCAGCAGCAAGTATTGCAAACACAATCACAAATGTCACAAGCAAAAGCTATCTCAGATGTTGCGCTATCAAAAGAGCGCTTTACCCGAGCCGTTGCAAATATGGGACTTGAAGATGAGCGAGCTTCCGAAGCTATACACAACCGAGCTCAAGCCAATCTTGAACGCGTTCGGGCAGTAAAAGAAATAGAGATGATGGACGACGAACGTCTTATGAAATACCTGACGATGATTCAAATGATGGAAGAAATGAGCAAGCAAAAAGAAGAAGAAGTTAAGGAAGACGACGTAAATATCTCCGCAGGAGCAAACGATGCTCCTCAGAGAACCCAGGTACCACAAGTGCCTGAAGAACAAATAGATACTATGGAGGTGGATCGTGTCTTATAAACAAGGTTATTCAGCTCGTATGGATGAATCTCTTGGAATGAGAAGAGGTAAAGAGAGCGGTAAAAAGCAATCTTACAAAGCTCGAAGAGATGAGTCATACGGTATGAAAGGGAAAAAGATGTTGGGACATGAAAAGAAACCCATGAAATGCAATGCCTTTGCAGCGCAAAAATATGACATGGGAAAAATCAACAAAAAACCAATGGAAATGCGTGGTTATCCACGACAAGCCTGGGACTACAAGTACTAGGAGAAAGTTATGAAACAAGAGACTGGTGAGACACGCGACGCTATTTTAGAAGATGATGAAAAACTCATCCAGGAAATACTCAATGCCAATGCAAATCGTAAAGAAAAATATTGGATTGTTATTTTCGCCAAGCCCGCAAAAGGGAGCGTCGACGGCAAGCCAACCTTAGCCAAACACATTAAGCCTTACAACGTAAAACCTACCTCTCAGGTGGGGATGATCGTTGGAGAGGTAAACAATGAAAAAGGAACCATTGAGTGGGATGTAAACATGCCACAGGCTCCTTTCGATTTTGATGGTTTGGGAGCACAGATGGATGATGAGGTTGTCGTAGAAACAACGTCCATCCCTCATGCTTATATTACAAAATAGCGCCGCCAGCTTAAGGGCGAGTAAGGAGTTATACGATGGAAGAGGCTTACGAAAATCAAACGGGCGATCAAGCGGAGGCCGCCGCTCCGGCAGTTGAAAGTTCTCAAGAAACCGAACAGGCGCAAGCAACACAGGAACAACAAGTTCCACTAGAAGCTTTGCAAGCCTTGCGGTCAGAGAAACAACAACTCGCTGACGAACTCAAGATGGTTAAAGACTATTTGAGCGTCATGAATCAGCAACGCTCTCAAACACAGGAAAAACCCAAAGATGAGTGGGACAACTACTCAGAAGATGACGTCCTGACTGTTGGAGAGGCGAAAAAATTTCTCAATAAACTAAATCAACAATACCAAATGAGTATTGAGGAATTGCGCATGATACAAAAACATAATGATTATCAAGACGTCGTCACTAAGTATTTACCCGATGTATTAAAAACCAACCCGAGTCTAGCACAGACTCTAGAACAAACGAAAAATTATGAACTCGCATATTACTTGGCTAAAACAAGCGAAGGTTATCAAAAAGATCACAAAAAATCGAAGAAAAACGCCGATGCGGAACGCATAGTTCAAAATGCCAATAAGGCAGGATCGCTCTCAAGCGTAGGGCAGACATCTCCGATTAACCAAGCCAAACGTTATAACCAAATGTCAGATGATGAGTTCAAAATGGAGATGAGCAAGAACTTGGGGTATTTTTAGGAGATAGCAAATGTCAAACATTACAACAGTTGCTGTCTTGCCACCAGCGGTAAGGGAATACTACGATCGACTGCTTTTGATGACAGCCTATCCAAGGCTTGTACATACAAAGTTTGCTCAAAAAAGAGTACTTCCAGAAAAAATGGGAGATACCATTGTTTTCCGCCGCTATGCAAGATTAGCTACAGTACCCATTCCTTTACAGGATGGTATTACTCCTCCGGGAGCACCATTATCGGTATCCGATATCAAAGCACGCGTTGATTTCTACGGAAATTTCGTAACGATCACGAATCAAGTCGAATTGACTGTTGAAGATCGTGTGCTGAACGAAGCTTCCAGACTTCTAGCGCAAAATTTAGCTCAAACTATGGACGAGGTAACACGTGATGTGCTCGCCTCCACCATGAGCGTTCTGCAGGCCGAAAACGGAGTTAACGGTAATACTCCTACAGAGCTAACAAAGGCAGATATTGATATTGCCGTACAAACATTGCTTGGAAATGATACCGAAATGATCTCGGAGGTAATTGAAGGAACACTTAAATTTGGTACCGTACCAGTAAGACCTTCTTTCTTTGCATATATTGATACAGCCCTTCTAGATGATCTAGAAGCAGTATCTAACTTTGTACATACTGCAAATTACCCTTCACAACAACCTGTATTGGATGCTGAGTGGGGAACAACTGGCAACGTTAGGTGGCTATACACATCCGTAGGTAGTGTAAGTGCCGCTTCACCTGCTGTTTATAATAACTTTATCATTGGTAAAGAAGCATATGCAGTCGTTCACTTGGGATCAGAAACAGGTGAATTCTATGTAGAGCCGCTTGGTTCTGCCGGATCGGCCGATCCTCTACACCAAAGAGGTTCTGTAGGTTGGCAGCATCCATTTGTGTCTAGAATCCTAAACGATGCCTTCATGTTAAATCTTGAAGCTACACATTCATAGGAGGAATATATGGCACAAGTAAAAACCTTTACATGGACTAACCCAAATCCAGCAGTTGCAAGAAATCTTGACTGTGGTTTTGACCCCGTCGAGATAACAATCGTAGATCTTACCAATGGCGGGTCATGGTATTGGAATGCCGGATTTGTAGATGACAGCGTACTTGATGTAGATGCTGGAACTATTTCCGGATCAGATGGCGTAACGCCTTTATCGCAAAATGCCATTTATGGTGCAGCGATAACAGGATTTACAAATGCTACACCAGGTGTAATTGCTGCGAATAACATTGCCCAAGTTGGTATTGTAGCAGGAGACACAATAAAGGTATCAGGACTAGCTGATGATGGATCAGCAGCTAATTCATTAAATGGTACTTTCACAGTCGCCTCTGTATCAGCTACAGAAATTACCTTAGTAGATGATACAAGCAGCGGATTTTCAGCTTATGTAAGTGGAGGATTTGCAGTGCGTGTATCTGATGAAGACGGCAATCCTATCCCAATCGAAAACGTTGCGATTCGCGGCCTTACTATTGGAACCAATGCTGTCGGAGCAAGCTCCGCAAATATGACAGCAGTAGTAAGAGGCGATGAGCCAGTTGTTTAAAAAAAGGGGACTTAATTGTCCCCTACAAAGGAGAAAAATATGCAAAAAGAATCCAATAATGATGTAGATCTAGAAAGATTAAGAAGGCTGCCGATAATTAATCGAAATAACCCTCACAAGAAATATTCCGAAAAAGAAGAAAAACATTTAAGGGATATATCAACATTCGAATTTTACAATTTAGAGGAACCAGGATTGATGATTACTTTTCCATATGGTTCAACGACAAATAAACATACCTTCAAATTTATGCATGGAGGTAAATACAAAATTCCACGATTTTTAGCTCGATTTGTCGATTCAGCAGCAACGCCTTTGTGGGGTTGGGAGCCTGATGGAACCGGATCGCTTCAAAAGGTTTTTAAAGGATGGAACTCTCGATTTCAAATGAGAGAGGTATATGATTAATGGCTGTTTGGGATCTTGATGAAATTAGAAATAAAATTAGACAAGTTACAGGAAGATATTCACCAGAAGAATTATCGAATCGAGAACTTTTGGAGCGAATTAATCAATATACTCAATACACATTGCCAGCAGAGTTAAAATTAGAACGTTTTCACACATTCTATGAATTTCTAACCGAAGCAAACGTCCGGGATTATACCTTACCAGCTGGATATGTAAATTTTGAGCCTCCTGCAACAATAGATAACTTACTTCTACTTTGGTATCAAGATCCTAATCGCTTTATAGAAAACAACCCCATGAACGTTGCCAGACAAACGATTGGAACCGGAAATGGAGCAACAACTAATTTTACCTCGACCGCATCGGGGTTTCCTATACTGCCTAATACAACTGTAGTTACCGATGACAATGAAGTATTTGAAGATACAAACACAGTATGGACAACATCAAATGTAAATCTCACTGGATCTTTAGGAGGATCGGGAACAATAAATTATAGTACGGGAGCCGTGAACGTTACATTTAGTACAGCTCCATTAAGCGGCCAAAATATTATTTTTTCTTATATACAATTTAATCCCGGAAGACCCACAGCTGTTTTGTTATATAATAACAAGTTTACATTTTTCCCTGTTCCGGATACAGCCTATCGTTTCAAAGCCAAAGCCTATGCAAATTCTTTAATTATAACCAATACCGGAGCAATCCAAACCGAATTTATTAACTCATCCGATAGACCTTTAGAAAATCAATGGGGACCCCTTATATCTTACGGAACAGCCCGTCAAATCCACGCGGATTGGGGAGAGATAGATGCTTACGGTGAAGTGACAGCTTTATATAAGGAACAGCAATCATACGCAATAAGACGAACCAATCAAAATCTGCTCAATACAAGAGCAGCACCTCACTTTTAGGAGAGAAAAATGACTTGGAACGCATCCCTTCCGGCAAATTCAACAAAGATTCGGGACTATCCAACGGTTTTAACCAACAATTTTGTTGCCATTGAACAAGGCGACAGCTCATTAAATCAATGGGCGATCAATCTTATCGATCGAAATGTTATACCCTCAGCACCCCCCGTTGATCCCACAGCAATTACCGATAATATTACTTTATATACAAAGCCAGATGCATCGGGAAGAAGAGAGCTACATTATATAGATGCAGATGCGACACCTAATGTCATACAACTTACTCAAGGAGTACCCATTCTAGCAACCACCGGTGAAACATTTTTAGGGGGTGGAATTGGAATAAAATGGGGTGTAAGAAACGGGACAAACGGAATAACTGTAAATTATGCAATGGAAGGATTAACACCATTTAATACGGCTACTTTGAATGTTCAACTAACAGTAATAAGAACAGGAATATCTTCATCATCAGCATCAGTAGTAGATTTGTCATTAACCGCATCTGGTTTTGATTTTAACCAAGGAACATCTCCAAGAGATGTATACTGGGTCGCAATAGGTTATTAATGGGATATCAACCTTATTTAATTGCTCCATTTAGTACAGGTCTCGATACCGATCGTGAACCTTGGCTTACCCCCCAGGACGCATTTAAAAATATTGAAAATGCACACATTCATCATGGATTTATTGAGAAAAGAGGTGGTTATACCCTATTAGGTGTGATGGTTCATGGTGAAGCTATTACGGGAGCAACAAATGCCGATCCAGCGGTCTTTACAATAGCTTCTACAGCAGGCCTTTCAGATGGAACGCGAGTTTCTATATATAATTTATCAGGAGGAACCTGGAATACACTAAACGCTCAAACATATACGATAGACAATTTAACCCCGACCACATTTACCTTAATAGATTCAGGAAATAATCCTGTAGATGGAACAGGATTAGGGGGATACACTGCATCTTCTGGAAGGATTGGCATTCCGCAAACAACGCGAATAATGGGAATCATAAATTTTATTACCTCAGCAAATTCACGCAATTTTTTAATCGTAGATCAACAAAGAATAGCAATATATGACTCTGTAAATAATATATTTCAACCTCTGGATCTTTTTACTGGAGGCATGAGCCAGGATATCGATGTATTTGATGGGACAGATACAGATTATATTTGGTGGACAAATTGGCAGGCAAGCACCCTAACTACAAATCGCGTCTATATAACAAATGGAAAAGAATACGACAGTGGTAACAATGTTGATGGAATTGTGTTTTACGATGGACAAAACGATTATGTAGAACAATTCCAGCCTACAATTCGTTCCGGAGTAACACTTTATGGATGTAAATTAATATTTAGCATTAAAAGTCGTCTTCTTACTTTATTTACTTTTGAATTTGATGGAACGCTGCAAACATTTCCACAAAGAGCACGTTGGTGCGCCGCGCAAGATCCTAATAACTGGGATGATGTGACACCTGGAGGCGGCGGCTTTGTAGATGCGCCGACGGGCGACCAAATAATAACAGCACGACAAATACAAGATATAATTATTGTTTATTTTACAAATAGCGTTTGGACAATACGTCCAGTACCGGATCCCGCATTGCCATTCCGTTGGGACAAAGTAAATTCTTTCCGTGCAGCAGACGGTAAGGTGGCATCTATTGATTATGATCGTTATGCCGTATCCGCAGGTCAAAGAGGAATTGTTGCTTGTGATGGAGTAGAAACAAAAAGAATAGATGAAAATATTGAAAACTTTGTTACAGATCAAATCAATCAAGACGAATTTACAAAAGTATATGGCGGAAGAAACTACGCATTTAGAAGGAGTTGGCTCTTATATCCCGAAGAAGATAATGAGGAAGCAAACGCAGCACTTATTTATGATGATGAATCCAATTCATTTACAACATACCGATTTGAAAGAACAGTAGATATTGGAGGAAATGCAGTTGAAGTTGATATGAATGTTTTAGGATATGGAACGGTAAATATTGACTTTGCAGCACAAGATTTCAATGAAACAACTGGATATGATTGGTGTGCAGTAGACGCAGGCGAATCAACAGCCTTATCATTTTCGTGGGGAGGAAATTCAGAGCTATTTCTTGGAGGTAATCGATATGGTCAAATTTTACGACTAAATGAAGGCGAATCAGACCTTGGAACAAATATAACATTATCTTTAACAAGCGCTTCCTGGAATCCTTTTAAAGAACAAGGGATTGAATGTCAAATGGGGTATTTGGATATTTATGCAGATAGTGACAAATTTACAAAATTAACAGTAAGGATATTTAAAGATGACAGTGAATATCCTTATGTTATTCAAGGCTTAGATCTTCTTCCCCAAATGCATTATCACTCATCTATAAGCTCGGTAATCCCAAATGCAGATCCAACCACAGGATTTACTGTATTTTCGGAAAGTCATGGCATTGAAACAAATGAGTTATTTTATATTTATGGCGTAGACGGATCAATCTTTTACAATGATCGACAGTGGCAGGCTAATTCCGTTACAGAAAATACCATATCAGTTCAGTTCGATATAACCGGATTCGGTACAGCAATAACAGGTATTACCCAAGCAAACCCAGGAGAAGTTACAGCTGCAGGTCATGGGTTTAGCGATGGGGAGTTGATTTATATAGTGGATGTATCCGGTATGACAGAAGTTAATAATCAGAGATTTGTTGTTGCAAATGCCACAACAGATACCTTTGAACTAAGGGGAATAAATACGACAGGTTTTTCTATGTATACGTCTGGGGGATATGTGTTTGCATCATATGTTAACGGGGGAAAAATCTTTGAAAGAGGTTTTTTTCGAACAAAGGTATGGAAAAGAGTCTATGCCGGAGGCGTTGGATATCAACATAGAGTACAAATAGGAAGTTCAGGCACCAATACACCTTTGCATATTGATGCTTTCAAACCATGGTTTAGACCACGAGGAAGGAGAACACTCGGATGACCATCCCAACAAACATTGTTTTTCCCCTTCATGAGGAAAAAATATCGCAAGGGAATCCAACAGATTTAGCAAAATATTTGACCGAATTGGTTTTCACTCTCCAACGAATGTATGAAGAAATAGCCCAAGCTACTAACGGAAATATTCGAGCAGATTTTCTTGAACAAGATCGCAGGTGGACACCTACATTAAAAGATACGGGAACAGCAGCAACATTTACGTACGCCCACCAAAACGGCTGGGCTTTTAGACGCGGACTAAATGTAGATGCGTGGTTTGATATTGAATTTAGCGCTCCTTCAGTAGCTCCCACGGGAAATATGTATATAGAGCTGCCTTACAAAGTTGCGGAAACGACGCAAATGCCATTTGTAGGTGTTGCACAAACTTCAAATTTTGGTTATACATCAGGTACCTATTGTGTTGTAAATGCAATCAGCGACACATTTCGTGCAGAGATCTGGAACGTCGGAAACGGAACAGCGACTACAAATCAACTCACACCTACCTCGGGCCGTATATTTGGACATATAAGTTATATAGGACAACAAGATGAGTTCTAATATTGATGAGCTAAGATGGGTGCGTGCTTTTACACCCGATATAATCCCAAAATATTTAGTAGAACAAGTAAGAGACCGGGACTACAGCGTGGAAGATTTTTACAAATACCAGCAGTTAAATTGTATGACCAAAGAAGGAGATTCACCAAAATTGAATCCGCTTAACAATTTATGGGTGCTTGTGAATCCTGAAAACGAGGTAAAAGGATTTCTTTGGTTTGTTATAGACACGTTGGGAAAAGACATTGTAATAAATACTTTTTCAATGGACAAAGAATATTGGGGCGGTGGAAAAGCGGTAAAAAAAGCCGCAGAATATGTAAAAGAATTTTTGAAAAAGTTACAGTTTAACAAGGTATATTGGATTACTAACTATCCAAAACATTCAGAGCGTCATGGTTTTAAACGCTCAAAAAGTATTTTAATGGAATATTCGGAAGAACCGGAGGAAAAAGATGGGTAAAACACTTCTCGGAGGCGTTTCTCATGAAGGGAACGTAAGTATGCTAACTCCGGAACAACAAAAACAAATGTCGAATATAGTTTCTCAGTTAGGCCCCGATGTTCAAGGAGTTTTTCAGAACATGCTGGGACCTCAATCAGCTGAGGAATATCAAGATGTGTTCCAACAAACTTATGTTGATCCGGCAATGCAGGCTCTCCAACAACAAATATTACCAGCGGTACAACAACGCTTCACGGATGCAAATGCAGGAAGCTCATCTGCTTTAAATCAAGCATTAGCACAAAGTGCAACGGATGTTTCCACTGCAATAGGCTCCCAATATGGGCAATTCCTGCAAGGACAACAAGGAATGCAACAAAATGCAATTAATTCCTATTTAAACATGTTAGGCCAGCAAACCTTTAGTCCATTGATACATCAGCAACAAGGAGCAATCCCCACATTTTTGACTGGATTGGGCCAAGGAATAGGATCTAGTTTCTAGGAGGAAATTATGCCACAACCAATTATTTATAAAGATCAATGGGGACAAGCTGCCTCCGCTTTAGGACAAGCTTTAGGAGGATTTGGGGGAAAGCAATACAAAGATTATCAAGAAAGACAATCTTTATCGGCACTAGAACAGGCATTACAAGACCCCTCAATATCTCCCGAACAAAGGCAAATGGCATATGCAAAAGCAATCCAACAAATGGGAACGGAAAAAGCAAAACCGATATTGGAAATGTATGACCGAAATCGGAAAGAAAGCGCATGGGCATCAGCTTTTGATGAATATGAAAAATCGAACCAATGGGAAGATTTAAAAACACCCGAAGGAAAAGCGAAATTCATGTCTTTATTTGCCTCAAAAGGAGGCGATCCTTTGCAAGCTTTTAAATTGTTTGATGAGAAGAAGGGCGGAGAAAGCGCTTTTGATAGAGAAATAGGTAAAAGAAAAGCTAAAATTATAGGTAATTTTTTAGAATCAGGATTAGAATCAGATTCTTTTAATGAAAATCTTGAATTTTTAGAAGATAATATAGAAAAAGTCGGCAGACAAAACGCTTTTTTGGGAGCTGAAATACCAGGTTTTCAATCAGGAATATTTACCGAATATGCAAATAGAGGAAATTTAGTATTAGATGGAGTGATAAAAATATTCAACAGAAATGGTCAAGTAGCACAAAAAAAATTAAAATGGATCAGAGATACATTTTCAATATCGCCCTATGATACTCAAGCGCAAATTCAAGGTAAAATAAATGCTCTTAAATCTTTAGCAAAAGATACACAAGAATTTGAAGAGAGAATGGGGGAATCGATAGAAAAAAATGGTACAAACATTCCTGACAAAGAGCTGTTTCAAGCTACGCAAAATTTAAATAAAAAATTTAATGAATTTGAAAAAAAATACAATTATAAAGATACAAAACCAGCAACTACACCAAAAAGTCCGCAAAAAGAACCGGAATTGAAAGAAAATCAATACTTTTCGAAGACATTACCAAAAGAAGCAGAAGAAGATACAACCGCGATCTCACAAACCGGGGAAACTTACATATTTCAAAAAGGTAAATGGAAAAAACAGTAATGAATTTTATTATAACTAAACCAGAAAAAAAAGAAGAAGAACAAGAACAAGAACAAGAACAAACTGGTTTTATCATCAAAGCCCCTGCTGAAAATAAAAAAGAAAGCAGAGAAGAACTTAAAAAACGTTTGCGAGAAGAAGCCAATCCTTTTAGTAAAATGAAAAAGGATGCAAAACGTTTGGGTTCATTTGCAGGTAAAGCTTTAGAAGGGGCAAAAACATCTGTTGAAGCAGTCACAAAAGACATAGAAAAACTAAAAGAACCAGTAGATAATGTTTTTAATGCATTAGGAATATCACTTCCTGAAATACCACAAACACCATTTGAACAAACACAAAAAAATTACGATCAGAAATATCAAGAATACACAAAACAAGGCATGAGTCCTGAAGAAGCAGAGACGCGATTAGGAAAAAGGCCATATCCCCTTACTAATGACATGTTAGTAGATGCTTATCAAAATTTAGTATCTTATGACAAAGATTGGATGGATGAAATATTGGAAGAAGGCGTTAAAACTGGAGCTGAGTTTTATACCTTTGGAGGTATGATTCCAGGTGTTTCTGTTCCTCCATCAATTAAAGAAATGGGTCATGGTTTTGTGTTTGGAACAGCAGCAGAAGCAGCAAAACAAGCTGGATCAGATTCTTTAGGACAAATAATTGCGGGTTTTACTGCGTTATACGGAAAAAAGGCTCTTAAAGGTGGCTGGAATGTTTTAAAAAAAGGGGTGGAATTCGGAAGAAAATTACTGGATGCATCTAAAATACCACAAGAATTTCCTTTATTTTTGACAGAAACAAGCGAAGCGGCGCTAGCTGATTTAGAACTATCCCAAAGAAACCTAACAAAAAGAATGGCTAAGGTAAATGACACAGCTGTAAAAACTTTTGAAGACAACATTTCAAAAATTGCCGAACCAAACTATTCAGAAGTAGGGGAGTATAATACTCGAGAGATACAAAATGAAATAGAAAGAAAAGCAATCGAACAAACCCAATCATTATTTTTAGACAAAATAGTTGAATTACCAAAATCAAGAAAATCAGCATGGGAAGATATACAAAAAGTAGTCAACAATAATTTTTCTGCAGCTAAAGAATCGTATAAATCACTTTATGAAACAGCTGAATTTTTAGGTGCACGAATGGAAGTAATGCCGAGCGCATCCTTTGATGCTGCACGAAACTTAACACATGAGATGAGAGGTACTTTACTTAATATAGCAGAAGAAACAAAAGTTTCCAAGGTAGCTGAAACAATTGTAGAAAACCTTTTGCCAGAAAATATTGCAGAACAAACAGAAAATATTTTTCAACAACTTACTAATGAAGGTTTAGATGTAGATTACCAAGAAGTGGCACAATGGGTGCAGGATGCAGTGCAAAATCCACAAGCAGTGACAGTTGATCGATTAATGAAAACCTCAAGATCAATTTCGCGCATCCTTTCCAAAGCAGATATTATGCCCGCTCCAGTCAAGCTGTTAAGTCAGATACAAGAAGCAATTAAACTAGATATACAAAGAGGACTTAGACCTAATGATATTGCATTAAATACTTGGAACCAAGCAGAAGAATTGTATGGAAAGACACATCAAACTTTTGGAAAAGATTCAGTAAAAAAATTCATGAAATCGGAAGCCCCAAGTGCAATGGCATATAAATATACAGATGCCAACCATCTAGAACAACTTAAAAAAGCATTACCCGATAGTCCCGAAGCACAAAAATATCTTGATCGGTTGGTCACTGAAAATATATTAAGCAAACCACGAAATGAAGCGATAAAAGCAGCGCAAGAAGCATCACCATATCTTAGTGCAGAAGCACAAAAGGCTTTAGAAGAAGCATTAGCAATTGGAGATAATTTAACTACACCAGCAGCACAATCAGCAGCTAGGGCAAAATTATTTGAAGATGTACAGAAAGTTATAGCTGGAACGGGTGAAGCGGATTATGCTTTAAATTTGATGAAATCACCAAATGGATATCGATTTGTTGAAAAATCTTTAAGTCATACCAAACAAGGAAAACAAATCTTTAAAGGTTTGCAACGAAGTATGATGGAAGGAATTTTTAAACAATTTACAAATAAAAAAAATCAATTAGATTTTGACAAAATATCTCAATCTTTACGCGATCCCCATACACGTTTTTTAATAAAAGAATCAATGGGAGAAGAAACATTAAAATTTATGCAAAATCTAGATTTTTATGGGAAAAATCTATCAACAAATATAAACAATTTGGCGGAAAAAAACTTCAGTGGTTTAAGAAATATATTCAAACAATATGGATCTAAAGCTAAATATGCTTTAGTTGCTTTATCACCATTTATGAAACTAGCCGTTATTCCTGCAATAGGCTTAGAAGTAGGAGAAAGGGCATACCGGGCAAATTTGTATCGAGTGATGCGTAACCCTCAGAGCAGGAACATTTTAAAAAAAATGGGTCAGAAAAATGTGTCTTCTGGGGAAATGCAAAAAATGTTATCAAGATATTTACAAATCACAAAGAGATTAGAAGAAGAACAAGAAGAACAAGAAGAATAAGTTGACAAACATCTAGTTATACGCGGAGAAAAAAATGGCTTTTTTACCTTCAGCTTACTCATCCCCAACGGGATTGAGTCGAGTTATGTCGCTGCCCATACTAGCGCAGCAAGCACCCACTACTTCAGATATCAAATGGCCTTATGGCCAGATCTGGCTCGATATTAACAATGGATTATCCTACATTCTGACAAAAAAAGCAAGTGGTTCTGCAACATGGAACTTAATGTCGCCTGGAGCATCAGATGTTGATACATTAACAGGTGATTCAGGAGGTGCCCTCGCACCAGCCGCAGGAAATATGAATATTCTGGGTGGCACAAACATGACCACAGCAGGTGCCGGAAGTACGATAACCATAAACATGGACGATGCTATTTCCGTAGCTACCAGCGTTACATCACCACTATATACCGCCGGTGCAGGCGTCGATGTTGATGTAGAAGCTCCAACAGGGCAAGACGTTATCATTAAAATGGGTGATGCAGCAGGAGCGAACAAAGTATCCTTTACTGATAGCACAGATTCAGAAGTTGCAGCAATTGACTCAAACGGTGGCTTCACCATGGGGTCAATCACCTTTACCGGACTGCTTACGGCAAATGCCTCAGCAACCGTCAATACAGCTGGCACTGCATTAACGCTAGCAGCAGATAACTCCGCCGACGCGGTTATTTTAGGTGGAGGCACCTCTGCAAGAGCGATCACGATCGGTCAAGATGCGGCGGCTCATACGATTGCCATCGGACAAGCAGCCGCTGGAGCCATCACCGTAGACACAGCAGCAGGAATTTCTCTCGATTCCGCAACCGCTTCTAACTTTACTGTAACCGGAGCTGCCGATCTTACTGTGGATTCTTCAGCCGGATCTGTAATTGTGGACGGTGGCGAAGCGGCTATTGATGCAGTACGAATCAATGCAAGCGATGCGGCTGGTGGTATTGATATTGATTCCGGAACGGGAGGAATTGCCATTGATAGTACAGGAGCCATTTCGCTTGATGCTGCAGGACTTGCCAATTTCAACGTTACCGGAGCTGGTAATGATCTAACATTCGGTAGTGCTGGCGGAAGGGTCATTGTAGACGCAGGCGAGGATGCAGCACAAGCTATCTACTTGCACGCAGACGGTGGAACATCGGAAACCATTCAACTTCATGCCGATCAAGGCACCGGGGTTTCTTCAATTTACTTATTATCAGATGTTGGAGGACTGACTCTTGAAGCAACAGGCCTTGCGTCTGATGACGCCATCAACCTTGAAGCAACAGCAGGCGGTATCGATGTAGACGCAGCCCTACAAATTAATATTGCTTCTTCTGAAAACGCAGCTGATGCGATTGTAATTAATGCTTCATCTGGTTTGTTTAAATTATAATATATTGGTACAATTT